CAATTTATACAGGTATAGGTTTTATTTTTTCTTAACCTGGATCTGATTTTTTGTTTTTTAGCTCTGCATTTCTTACAAGTTATAAAAGCTGACGATCTGTCTTTCTCGTCAATATAGAGATCTTCATTGTTAACCTTCCCATGAATATCACATGAAAACATTTTTATTCTATGGTTTTTGCTGCATTCATAAGAACAATATATAACCGAGCGATATTTTGGGATAAAGCTTGTCCCGCATCCCTTGCAAATCTTTTCTTTCATTTTTATATATCAATTCCCCCTAATTCGAGGGAATTAGAAAGGCAGCTCATCCCCAAAATCGTCCTCTAAAGGCTCTTGATAATTGGGCTTTTTGTCATGATGAGAAGGTTTGTAATTTCCATAGTTACCTTCTTGGCTTTGATTGTTGTTTTGATGATTTGGTTTTCTTTCTAAAGAGGTTATTGATGAAGCGGTGACGCTTGTTACATATCGCTCGATATTATCTTTTCCTGTGTACTTGGAGGTTTTCATTTTTCCTTCAACGTACACCAGGGAGCCCTTTTTGACATAAGACATTGCGTAATCGGCCGCTTTACCAAACAAAACTATTTTGTGCCATTCAGAAGTTTTTACATAAGCCCCCGTTTGTTTGTCTTTTTCGACATTTTGTGTGGCTATGCTTAGGTTTACAATATTGAAACCGCCCGCTGCTTTGCATTCTGGGTCTTTTCCAACGGTTCCAATCAACATAACTTTATTTAATGATACGGCCATTTTTTTTAATTCCTTAAATATTTATCCACACTTTAATTTTTTTGTGTATTTATTTATTAATTCCAAAACCTCTAAAGCGCCATCCATAAGCTCTAGTTGTGTTTGTTTACAGGCATCTACCCTTTCAATGTAACCGCGATCTTCAATGGGCATTCTAGGATCAAAAGAAACGAAATCACACCAAAAACGACCGGTAACTAGCATTTGAAATTGTACTTGAGAAAAGTAGTCTTTGGGAATACCTTCTAACATATATTCAATATGGGTTTTAGAGTTGGGGCATTTTATTTCTATAAGGCCTTCAGATCCTATGAACCCATCAGGGCTACAGCCAATCATGTCATAGTCATCATGCAAACAAAACCCAACCCTCTCAACTACATTACCGGTTTCTAGTTCGTACCAAGCCACAGCATTTTCTTCGTTTTCTATTCCCCACGCCATAGCAGAACTAGTAAAGCCTTCAGGTATGTATTCGCTTTGCTGTTCAGCTAAAAGCTCCATGGCATAAGTCTTGCGCTTAGCCGGGGTTAGCAATCTATCCGCGTTGGAAGCGGTGATTTTGCCATTCCTTAGCAAATACCAAGCTTCGCTTTTTTGTGGGACGTCGATAATTCTCATTTCTATCTCCTTTTTGTTTACTTTGCAAACTGAAAGTAAACGCTTTATTACATTTTGTTTACTATTTTTAATCCAATAACCAAAAGAAAATGAATATTCCTCCAATCGTCCAAAGAATTCCGTTTAATCCAAAAGCGACGTAAATTAGAGCCACTAGGGCCAAAAAAAATAATTTAAAGATAAAAATCATTTTGGAGCCTCAATTTGCTTTTCTGCTTGTATGCGCGTTTTGATTTTGTCGAATAGATGTGCTGGAATCTCTGTAAGTGAGCTAACCGCATAGCCTTTATAGATTCGATTGATGTCGAACTCGTACTCTAGGCAAAGCGCCTGTATTTCTAACGATTGCTCATCTGAAATCATTTGAGGCGCTGGCTTTTCTTCCACCACTTCGACATTTACATCAATAATGGTTTCCTCTTTTAAATTAATATTTTTTTGCTCTTTTGTTTTTTTAAATCCTTTTTTAGATTCTGAGTAGTCAATAACTTTGTAATCATTGGCTTCTTCTTCAGAAATGATCCCTCTGAGAACGTCTGAAAAAGCGTCGCGAAGAGCAAACCCCCTAGCCCTCATTTGCAACATTCGTTTAGGGTATTGAGTCCAAGGCCCTTGTTTACCCCATAGGCCGGCCTTCTTTGCGTCTTCTTCTGAGAACTCACGAACCACCTCTGGTTCATTTTTTCGCTTGGCTGAACAGCGCGCAGCTTTCTTATCATCCAGGTACTCTTCGTGAATGTATTCAAAGTTAGGAGCTAGACGACACACAGCAATCATGGCATCCCCATAAATTGCAGGCTTACCATTGATAACTGCTATGTTTTGGAGGGCTTGCATGGGTTTTAGGCCAAGCTCTTGTCCCATTTGCAAAGCAACAACTATATCTCCAGGCTTCCCCCTCATGTTGGCTGGGGCAAAACTAGAGTTGGCGATTACCTCAGCAACCTTAAGGGCCGTTTCAAGCGAGTTAACTTGCATGAATCCATCATTTGATGATCGTAAGTCCTTCTTTTCTTCAGTTGTTTGTAGTTCGTTAGTCATTTCATTTCTCCTATTTAGTTAATCATCTGAACACATGTCATCAGCTTGAGAGTCCCAGAGGTCCCATTTGCGCTGTAGGGCTTCTCGTCGGTTTGTTTCGAACTCTGAATCGTAGAACTCTGGTAAGTCACTGGGGTCGATATCATAATTCATAGGGAACTCTCCCCAAAAATAAGTAAGCCCATGCATAGCAAAATAACCACACCACTGCCTAAATCCATTTTTACGCCCTCCCTGTTTCAAGAATGGAGTCGATATCTGTAAGTAGCTTTTGGACATTAGCGAATAAAATCTCAGCCCGTAATCTGACTGAATTAAGAGGGGAGTCGAGCATAGAAAACCAGTCTTCGGCGTCGATGAGTTCTTTTAGGTCAACATTAAGAGCAATGGAGCGACAATCGCGTATGTCACCGATTGCATTAATCAAAGTGCGATCTATGTCATTGAGCAAGTCGTGTTGATGTGATTCATTAAACATAATTACCTCTATTTGCTTAAGTTAATATCCTTGATTTTCTAAGAGCGCCTAAGTCCGTAGCGCTAAATAAATATTAACATAATTAAATAAATAATCAAATAATTATTTATGTTTTTATATATTTATTTTTATGTATTTAAGTGTGTAAGAGTTATATAGACAGAGTTTATTCAAAAAGCTCGTGTAGAAAGAGCCGATTTTGCCTTGACAAGGATTATATGCACTATTATTTTAATGTTTATTTACATACTAGAAAGTTTTACGCATGCGAAAAAAAAGTTGCCCGGTCTGCCAAGGCACTAAAAAGTATCGAGACTACGGCATGATGACCGTGGATTGTGCACATTGTGACGCAACCGGCTTTGTTGAGCTCGATAAGTTTGTTTGCGATATTTGCAAAAAAGAAATTATGGTTGATGCTGCAAGCTCAATTCTTGATGCACAAGAACCCAAAAAAAGAGCAAGACGCTCAAAAATAGTCAGTGAAGAAATTAAGGATAATGTGAGCAATGACGGAAGTTAAAAAAAGAAAGACGCTCACATCTGCTGAACGTCGAGATATTGCTATTGCAAATATGGCAGCAGACAAAATCAAAAGAGGCGCTGGCGGAAGGCCGACGGACTATAACGAGGAGCTTGCCCTAGAAATCTGCGAAGCGATTTCAAAGTGTACTTTGAGCATCCCAAAGCTCGTGAAAGAAAATCCACACTGGCCTTTACGAGACACAATCGCAATTTGGAGAGTTAGGTACCCAAAGTTTTACGACATGTACATGAAGGCAAAGCAGGCCCAATGTGATCTTTATGCTGAAGAATGCGTCGAAATTAGCGATTCTGATATTTTAGAAGCTACCCAAAGGGACACCCTGCGTGTCAACACCAGGAAATGGTTTGTGTCTAAATTGGCTCCAAAGATTTATGGCGACAAGATGACCATTGAAGACAAAGATGGTCGTCAGTCGATTATTTCTGCAGCTAAAGAAAAGGTCGAAAGAGCGTTGGGAAAAAGAAAAAGGGATATTTTTAACGGATAAAAAATTTTAGATCAGGGAGTGATCATGACAGATAGAGTTGCGTACATAATGTACGCGCACGCTTATAAAGAATCAAAAAAACAAAAAAAGCGCAAACATATTAGCTCCGAAGAGAGAGAATTAAATCTGTCTAAAGAGCAAAAAGAAAAAGAAGAAGAAATAGACGAAGCTCTATTAAAAAGCGGTTACCTCATTTTATCAGAATACGAGGTTAGCTCTGATAATTTGATAGACGCACAGACAGGACGATACAACATTTATAGAAAATCCGAATTTTATCCAACAAAAAAATGCGCGATAGACGCTGCTTATAATCGAGGGTATACCCACTACTGTTTAAAAGATATTTTAGTGAAGTTTCGAGAATCTCGTTCGAGAGAAAGTACATATTACAGTCAAGTAAAGAAGAGGGAAGAGATATGAGCCATATAGAAGATGCTTTAGATTGCTGTATTGATGCCCACACTTTGCTTAGGGAAGATGCGGTCGGAGAGGTCAAGAGTGCTAGCATAGCAGTGAATACACTTTTAATAGACTGCCTGTCTAGAATGTCAGAAAAAAAGAAACAAAAATATGAGGTTTTTATTGACTATCAAGATGCATACCTCATTTTATCAGCTCTTTTTGTTGCAATAAGCAAGACTAAAAATTTCGATCATGTATGTATAGACAGTCTTCGACATACTATGAGCTGCTTTTTAGAAAAGGTACCAGCGGATGACTGAAGAAGAGGTCCTTTCTACAGAAGAAAAGCTAAAGTTTGAGCTTTGGTCTGATTTCTTGGTCTTCTGTGAAGTTTTTTTTCCGATTGTTACGGGGCGTGAATTCATTATAGAAAAACCAGATGGCCGAGAGTCTCATCACATTATCATCGCAAGGGAACTAACGAAAGTCGCTAACTTAGAGACATTGTCTTTGCTTCTGAACGTTCAGCCCGGCAGCGGTAAGTCAGTGATGCTCTGCATGTGGGTAGCATGGTGCATTAGCCGTTGGCCAGATTGTAATTTTTTGTACATTGCCTACGGGCATGACTTGGCCGCCAAAAACACTTCTTTCATCAAGCGCATCATTGAATCTCGAGAGTATCGAGAAATTTTTGGTATTAAACTTCGCCATGACTCTAAAGCCAAAGACTATTTCATGACCGAGCAGGGGGGGGTTACGAGGGCTTTCGGTTCTACTGGGCCGGTCGTGGGTGCAGATGCAGGATTTCCAATTGTTGAAGGCGATGAAATCCGCATGTCGGGGGCGGTTATATTAGATGATATGACTAAAGCAGATGAGGCTAACTCAGACACGATTAGAGCCAACATCTTGCGTAACTATCAAGAAACCATACTTCAAAGACCGCGCGGCCCTCATGTCCCCATTGTTTGTATTGCTCAACGTCTTCATGAAGATGATATATGTGCCTTCATGTTAAGTGGAGAAGATGAGCGAAGATGGAAGCATGTTTGCCTAAAGTCTTTAGATGATGCTGGTAATGCCCTGTGTCCATCGGTCACAACCAAAGAGCAACTGCTTGAGAAGAAAGATAAGAGCCCTTATGTTTTTGCGTCACAGTATCAACAAAATCCCGTGGCTGCCGGTACTGGCCTCTTTAGAAAAGAGTGGTTTGTCATAATGGATGAAGAGCCAGACATATTGGCTAGCTTTATAGTCTGTGATACCAGTGAGACCGATAAAACCTGGAACGACGCGACCGCCTTTGGTTTCTTTGGGTTATATGAGCTGCCTACTAAGCAACTTGCCCTGCACTGGCTTGATGCTGTTGAAATATTTGTAGAGCCCAAAGACTTAGAGTCAGAGTTTAAGTCATTTTATGCTGACTGCATGCGCCATCAGGTTAAGCCAACTTCAGCCTGGATAGAGAAGAAGAGCACTGGGGTAACGCTTTTAAGCGTTCTTCAGGACATGCGAGGCATTGAAATCAGGGATATTCAGCGAACCAAAGCATCTGGCTCGAAGACTCAGCGCTTCTTGAATGCACAACCCATTATTGCATCTAAAATGGTTTCTTTTACTTTTGGCGCTAAGCATGCGCCTATGTGCATTGAGCATATGTCAAAGATAACCGCGACAGACTCTCACAAAAGAGATGACTTGGCTGATGTGTGTGTTGATGCTTGTCGCATAGGACTAACTGAGAAACTAATCCAAATACGCTCAAAACAAGATGAGCAAGATAAATCACTAGACAATCTCGCGCAAGCCATGCAAAATAGAGCTGCTGCGCTAAGGGGAATGACTCGATGGTAACCATTGCGCACCGCTACGCCTCGCGTTTAGACGAAATTAAGAATAACGTCAAACAATCTCGATTATACTTCAAGAAAAACGTAGACATGTACCGCACCTTTGTGCGCATGGTTTTTAGCTCATCCATCACATCAGATAAAGCAGTTAACCTCAGTACGCTGAATAAGCCCGCCATTGAGTTTAATATTCTAGAGGCTATGATATCTAGGCTTCGGGGGGAGTTTGCGAAACAAGAGCCCTCAATCTCTGTTCGAGCAGCTGATGGCGTTCCATTAAGCCAAATCACAGATCAACTCATTGACCAAATGGAAGTCGTTGAGTCTTACATGCGTGAGATACTGCTCAGCTCTAACAACGACAATCTGCAATACAACATCTTTTCCGATATGCTAGCCGGCGGTTACTCTGCAGCTAAAATCTCTGTCGACTATACCAATGAACTCAGCTTTGACTATCAGTTCAAAGTGGAAAGGGTGTTTGATCCAAAAATGGTTGGCTTTGACCCAATGGCTCGTGAATCTCATTGTGGAGATGGAGACTATTGTTACGAAATCATTCCTATGAAGCGGGATGCTTTTGAAAAAGAGTTTGGAAGAGACGCAACAAAAAACATGGAATTCTCAAAAACATTTGAAGGCTTTCAATGGTCATATAGAAATGAATATGAAACGCAAGACACAGTTATCGTTGTTGATTACTATGAGAAAGTTAAGAAGAAAATAAAAATAGCAAAACTTACCAATGGGCATGTTATTAATCGGAAGCATTATGAAGAGCTTGTCGAAATGTGGAATATGTCAGGCATGATTGAGCAAGCTCCCCAGATAGTTGAAGAGCGTTACACAATTATTGACAGTATCGACAGATACAGAGTCTGTGAGTCGCAAATCCTTGAACACGTGAAGACTGACTATGACTTTTTACCCATCATCATGTTTGATGGTAATAGCATTGAAATGCAAGAAGATGAGTCGTCGCCAAACTATCGCATGACCAGGCCTTTTGTTTATCACGCGGCAGGCATTCAGCAATTAATTAATTTTGCAGGCCAATGTGTGGGCGCTGAACTACAGAACATGGTTGAGCATAAGTGGGTGGCGGCGCTTGAATCTATTCCGGATAACAAAGAATATCAAAAGGCATACGTTGAGCCACAGATAGCTAGTGTTTTGGTTTACAACGCCTTCTATAACAAAAACCCAGAAGTTCCGTTACCACCACCTCGTGAAGTGGTAAGAACGCCAACACCTCAGATTGTTCAAGATGTTTTCTTTAACAGCAATCAGATGACGCAAATGATTCTCGGTTCTTATGACACAGTGCTTGGAACTAATGCTAACCAGCTTTCCGGTAAGGCAATTCAGCAGGGCGCCTTACAAAGCAATGGCGCTGCGATTCCTTATTTGGTTGGCTACATTAAGGGATTAAATAGAGTTGCGCAATGCATTCTAAGTTTAATTCCAAAATATGTGATTACGCCTAGAACCATTCCTGTGCGCCGTGCCAGTGGTAGAAGAGGATATCAGCTTATTAATCATGAGGGACATCCAGAATCCACCAGCATGAATTTTGACCCTAAAGCGATGCAGGTGAAGGTAGAAGCGGGTGTTAACTCGACCATCCAAAAACAAGTAGCTCTTGAAGAGATTACATCGATGATGAATGCAAGCCCCGTCTTTGCTGAATTTATTAACACCATGGGTCTTGAGACATTACTTGATAACATGGATATCCGTGGCATTGATTACCTCAAACAGCAAGCTATTAAGTTTATGGAACAAGTGGAAGCTGCTAAGCAGAATCCTCCGCCGCCTAGCGAGGCTCAAATTCTTGCTGAGACCCAAGAGCGTATTGAGATGGCTAGAATTGAAGCAGGACGTGAGAAGGCTCAGGGCGAACAGGCCACCGCTACAGCTCGCGTTTCTGTTGAAAAGCAAAACGCTGACACGAAGTTCTTAGAGTTGATGGCGATGATTGAAGACAAGAACCGAAAGGCTGACTTAGACGAGTATAGGGTTGCCTCCGAAGATGCAAGAGAGTCAGTAGAGATGACCATGGATATCGTTAAGGGTCTTATGGAGAATAGGGTCAATGAATGAAGATCAAGACAAAGATATTCGCTATTTAACTCGGGCTGAAATCGTGGAGATGATTCATGGCGTCTTAGCCCTGAGCGATGCTGTTTTTGAGCAAGACCATATAAAAGACGAATTCGATATTCTGATGATTAAAGCATCTGCTAAGCTTGATCAATGCAGGGAGAAGTCTAAAAATGAAAGATGACATAACGCACGAGCGCCTTCCCTCAGGCTTTGAAGAGCTTTTTAATCAACTTTTCCCCGAGGTTAAGTTCGTTGATTGCAAGCCAAATCCCGATGACGAGGAAGCGGAAGAAGAATGACGCAAAGAAAAATCGTTAGATATTATTTAATATCCCGCGGCCTTTCGTTTAATATCACCAGTGAACTGGAAGAAGCCGTTAACAAAGCCATTGAAAAAGGCCATAGCTGTATGGGTGGAGTCTCTGTAGTCTTTAATGGCCTTGAGCTGGTAGCTTTTCAAGCTATGGTTGAATATGAGGATATTAAATAATTGTTTCATGTACCAAACTCATTACGGCTAACAAAGGGCGCTCTGGCGTCTACAAACGAAAACGGAAATAATGGCGCGTTTCTAATTCCACCAAAGATTGGTAATAGATTAATTCGAACAATAGCTTCTGATGGTGGAGAGTGGGAACACGTTAGCGTTAGCTTGGCATGCGGGAAAATGCCAAATTGGGAAGAGATGTGTTATGTAAAGGATATATTTTGGGATGAGGAGGACGCTGTTATTCAACTTCATCCCAAAAAAAGTGAATACGTTAATGTCCATGATCGATGCCTTCATTTATGGAGGCCAAAGAATCAAGATATACCAACCCCTCCCAAAGAACTAGTATGATTAATCCTTATTTTAATCCTTTATCGCCAAATATTGAAACGAACTTGTCATGTAGACCGACCATTGCATCTAACATATTGTCATCCGTCCACTGATATGGGAACTTTAGGCATAAAACCATATCGTCATCGTCGTCCATAAAATCTATTATACAATTCCCTCTAGCGAACGGGCAGTCTCTTTTATTTCGTCTGTAACTAGTAAACTGGGTTACGTTGCATTCATTAATTAGATAATCGATATTGACTAGATCAAGAATGGTTTCACCGGCATATTCTTTATTGCCATTTTCATTGACGTAGTTAAAACAATCTATGCCATAACCTTTTACTTCAAACTCCTCGCCCATTTTTCTAAATCCTCAATTAAAAACATTGGACGCTTCCCATTAGGAAATACCGGGGAGGGAAATCCCTTTCTTCTTGAAATTCTATAAAAGCTAGAAACTGACAAACCTAAAATTTTAGCCGCATCTTTAGGGTAAACCATGATAACGTTCATAAAAAAATCATCTCCATCAAATTACGTCCAAATCCATTCATGCGCAATCAATTCTCTCAAAATGAAAATAGCAGGCGCAGCTTAGTTTATTAAAACGTTCAAAAGCCTTCTTCCGCATTCAATAAAAACAAATGCCGTTCATCTCTATTTTTACTGAATTTTTCAACATTAATAGAGTGTTTTATGCTCGGTGGTAATGCGTACCAATCGCTTAAATATTGGGATTACCCGAGCTTGCAGGGGTTCTTGTAAGTCGCGACACGGCGTTAGATGTGGGTCACCGTCACGGGGTTAATAGTGAGATTTGAATATGGAAGAAAACGCTAATTTAGGTGTTGATTCTGTTGTTCCCGAAGCTGAAAAAATGCTTAGTCAACAACAAGTCAACGATATCCTAAAAAGGGAAAAGGCTCTTGCCGCTGACAAAGCGCGTCGTGAGATAGAGGCAGAATATGCCCAGAAGATGCAAGGTATGCAGTCCAGTCACTCTATGCCTCCCAGCATGGATATGGACAGGATGTACAACGACATCTCATCTAAGCTCATGAGCGATTTACAGAGAAAACAGCAAGAAGAAATGCAGGCCAAGATGGAAGAAGAGCGTATTAGTCGCTCCAAAGCCATGGCTGATGAGTATTTTAACAAAATGCAAAGAGGGCGTGAGCTCTTTCAGGATTTTGAAGAGGTGCTAGCAGACTTTAAGCCGCAGAAATTTCCCGAGGTAGCTTTGTTAGCGGGCCAGATGGAAAACACGCCGGAGATTATGTATGAACTGGCGAAAAACCCATCAAAGCTCAATGACATTAATGGCCTTGCGAAGTCAGACCCTGAGTGGGCGATGAAGCAGTTAAAGAAGTTGAGTGATTCAATTTCGGCCAATAAACAAGCTATGAGCAATAGGTCTCCTAATGCTCCGTTATCGACAGTCAGATCTTCAAGTGTTGGCGGCGTAGATGCAGTGCCAAACAGTGTCGATGACTTACGACGATTAGCCGCTTTTAGGGGCTAAAAGTATAGGTAGACATGGCTTGCGTCTCGCCTTATTTCATAACTAAAGTGAGGTCATGTCATGTCTTTACCTAATAATAATTTAGTCAATGTCCAAACGTACCAGAAATCGGACCTTGCCTTATTACTCAATATGTATTTCTTTATTAACAAAGCAAATAAGAGATACAAAAACTTTCAGAACCTTCCTGCACAATTAGGCCAAACCGTAACGTTTGATAAGCCTCCTCGTGCCACCACCGTTAACAACTTGGTTGCTCAATTCCAACCAGCTGTTCAGCGTGTACAAAGCTTAACTGTAGATCAACAAATCAGCTCAAGCTTCGATTTCACGTCACAACAATACGTTTATAACGGCATCGAAGAATACATTAAAGTATTTGGTCGTTCCGCTATGACTGAAATGGGTTCACAAATTGAAGCTAATGTAGCTAATTTGGCTGTTACCAACACATACCGTTTCTATGGTAATGGCGTTACCAGCATTAACAGCTTCTTGCAATTAGCTGAAGCTTTAGCTCAATACCGTAACTACGGCGCTCCTCGTGATATGGCTGAATGCGTTATTCCTGATATCAGCGTTCCAGCAATCACCAACAGCGGCTTAAGTCAATTTGCAATTAACCGAAATAACGAATTAGCTAATTCTTGGGAACTAGGCTCTTTTGGCCAAGCTAACTGGAACATTTCTAACTTATTGCCTGTTCACTACGCCGGAACTGAAGGCGTTCAAGCTTCCGTATTAACTGTTGTTTCTACTACTTTAGATGCTAATGGCGCTGTTACAGCGATTACGTTCTCTGGCACTGACGCTGCTAATGATCCTGATTCTGTTAAGCAATATGACAAACTCGTATTTTTGGATAACGTCTCTGGCTTCCAAAACATGCGTTATTTGACCTGGTTTGGATACAGACCTTCATCTAACCCTGTTCAAATGCAAGCTACTGCTAATGCTGCATCGACTGGCGGATCACAAGTAACGGTAAGTATTTACCCTCCATTGCAAGTGAATGCTACTCAAGATCGAAATATCAACCAAGCAATTATGCCTGGCATGCAAGTCAAAATATTGCCTTCGCATCGTGCTGGTTTGATTTACTCAGGCAGTCCTTTGTACTTAGCAATGCCTCAATTACCAGATCAATCACCATTCACCACTGCTAATTCTATTGATGAAGTATCTGGTGCTTCGATTCGTCGTACTGAAGGTGCTTTGTTTGGTCAGAACCAAATGGGGACGGTCTACGACGCAATTTGGGGCGCTACGTTGGTAAGCGAATACGCATTAATGATTGCGTTCCCATTGTAATTTAGGAGATTAAATATTATGGCACTCGTTCCAAACTCTCCCGTCTTAACGCCATTTGAACCCTTTTTTTCAGGGTTCACTTTGGCTTATGCGTCGACTACCACCATTACTGTTGCAGCTGGTAAATGTTCTGACTCAACCGCAATTAACGTTATTGATCTGGCAACTGGTGTAACACTAAATGCTGCGGTTAATGGCTTAAATGGTTTAGATACTGGATCATTAGCTAATAGCACCCATTACTTTGTGTTTGCTATCGGTGATTCGACACAGAACAACCCATCGGGTGTTTTGCTGTCAACCAGCGCTACGACGCCATACTTGCCCGGCGGTTATGACATGATTCGCCGTATTGGCGCTGTTTTGACTGACGGCTCTGCTCATATTAGAGACTTCACCCAACGTGGTTTTGGTCTTGATAGAGCTATGTGGTATGCAGATGCGATTGCTACCAACATTACGGCGGGCGCTTCTACAAGTTTTGCCGCTGTAACTGCTTCTGCTTCAGCTCCATCCGTTGCTAAAGAATTGTTCTTGAAGTCTGTATTAACTGCCGATGCGGGCGCTACCCGTACCGCTGCATTTAAAGCAACCTCTTCGAGTTCAACCGCTGGGCAGGCTTTTACCTCTTCTCCAGCAAGCACCGTCACAACCGCCTCGGTGGTTTGTCCTTGTGATGCCAGTGGTGCCATTTCTTACTTAGTATCAAATGCAGCCGCTGCTATCGCTATCTCGGTATCTGGTTACTTGGATTCTTTAGCTTAAGCTACAAGGGGCTGTGGAATGGCTTATTCTGCAATAAAATTGGTTAACGACGCATTCTTCGTGAGCGGCGTTGTTAGCCATGAATTTCAGACGCTAAGCGGTCCACAGCTCTCCTATGGTCTAGGTTTGCTCAACGACTCTATCGGCGATAAGGCCGTTGAGCAAGATATGATCCCCTATTACACAACCCAGTACACATTTAACTCTGTGGCTGGTCAGCAAGAATATCAAATCGACAACTTAGTAGACGTTAGCACCTTAACGTTCTTTATTGGCGATATTCGATATTCAATGCAAAACGTTAGTCGCGACCTATATTTTGGAAGCTCCAGAGCTAACAATATCGAGTCATTACCACTGACGTTCCATTTTGAAAGAAGCTTTGAAGGCGGAAAGATTTTTCTTTATTTCTATCCTGATAGAGCCTACAGAATGGAGTTAACCGGATTATTTCGACTAAATGAAATAACCGTTAACCAAGACTTGCAATTAACTTTAGATAGATTTTATATCAACTACCTTAAGTATGATGTAGCTACTCGTATTTGCATGGAATATAACTATGAGATTCCTGCCAATGTAAGCAAAATGCTTCTTAAGTATGAACAAAAAATAGCGGACATGTCAGCGCCGCTTGATTTAAGAACTAAGATTATTTCAGCATTTAATAATGCTACTTCAATAAATTATGCTCAGGTCAATCTTGGGAAGGGCTTCACAGTCGGCTTTGCGGGGGCTTGGTAAATGAGACAAACCCCTAACGCGGAGCAAGTACCTGTAAATATCGTTGGGAGCTCTATTTTTGGCCGATATCACAAAATTAGTTCTGAAAAGACTTATAACATGTTCGAGTCCGATGGATGGCTGATTTCGTTTGCTGGTTGGAAGCGTGTTTTAGAACTACTCCCTGCAGGCGAAGGCAGGGGACTTTTTCATAGCATTCGCGGTAACTTTTTGATTGCTGTTGTTAATAGCGCTGTTTATAGAATTAATACCAACTTAAGTGCAGTTCTTATTGGCAATCTAGCTACATTTTCTGGCGAAGTTTACATTGATGAAAACCTATCAAATCAAATCTGCATTGTGGATGGGGTCAATGCTTATATTTACAATCATTCATTGCCTCCAAACCTTACCATACAAACTGTTGACGTTAATTTGGTGCCATCCTATGTCACTTATCACAACACTTATTTCTTGTTTGGTAACGGAAACATAACGAATGCGGGCTCTCTTTGGTATGTCTATGAGCCTGCCACTGATACGACTATCCAAAAATTTGCCAATATTGCTTTGCAAACAAAGCCAGATTACGCAATTGCAGTTAAGCGAATCCCTGGCCAGGCAAGTAACGTTCTGGTTTTTGGCACAGCTGTTTGTGAAATATTTACTCAAGTAGCAGGGCTACAGGTTTATCGTCGAAATGAATCCGTCAACGTTGACTACGGATGCCTAAGTACGACTACCATTGCCTCTTCAGACCAATATTTAGCATGGCTTGGGGTCAATGAAAGCAATGCCCCAGTCATTATGGTTTTTTCAAATCAGGGCGCTCAACAAATATCGACCGATGGTATCAACTACGTACTAAACAACCTAGTTGCGCCAGCTGACTCAACGGCTATGTTCTATCGTCAAGATGGTCATTTGTTCTATCAAATTACCTTCTTCCATCCAGACGACAACCTAACCTTGGTATATGACTTCAATACCCAAAAATTCTTTCATCTGTGTGATAGCGACAACAACTACCACCCAGCGATTGATGTTATTTACTTCAATCAAATGTCCTATTTTATCTCTAAAGATAATGCCTCCTTATATGAGTTAAGCACCAACCTAACCACATATGACGAGAATATTAACGGGGAAAACCCAGCTTTAATAGGGCAAATACCAAGAATAAGAATCTGCAAATCTATTCGACATCCTGACGCATCACATTTTCGGGCTAACGCTTTGTACATGATGATTGAGCAGGGTTACGACGAAGGCTACGTCGAATTAGATGATTTAAACACTAGCCTACATTACGTTCCGAGAGTTGATTTATGTTTATCTGGAGATGGTGGCGTGACATTTGGCAATTATGTCAGCCGATATATGAACCCACTTGGGAAACGTCAGAATATGATGACCTGGGAGAAGATGGGGGCCTTTAATGACCTAACGTGTAAGTTCAAATTCCAAGGCTTTAGCCGCTGGTGTGTGAATAATTCTTTTATGGAGGTCTATTAATGGACATTCCAACCTATCTCGTTAACCAGGGTCAGGAACAATTCATTGAAGCCCTAACGCAGACTTTAAGACAAGGCGTTAGTGATAACGGTTTCAATATTCCTAATTTAACCACGGCCCAAATAGCCTTGGTTGCTCCTGATATGGCAATTGGAACCCTTTGGTTCAATAGCAGTTTAAAGAAATTACAAGTCATGACCGACATCGTTGCGGGTGTTCCAGTCATTGAAACGATTACTAGCGTGTGAGGTGAGTGATGGATCCTGTAACGATAAGCTTATTAGGTGGTACCGCAGTTGGCGCGTTAGGTAGCATATTTGGAAGGCAAAAAAATCCAGCCAGAGCGGCAAGGCCATATTTAGACAAAATCCCAGGCATTGGCGATCAATATTATTCACCATATGTTAATCGCGGAGAACAGGCTAGCCAGCAGGCTGGCGATGTTTATTCTAGATTAGCCATGGATCCCCAGGCATTCCTTCAACAGATTATGGCAGGTTATAAGCCAACAGAAGGCTATAAATTTCAATCAGGTCAAGCATTGAAAGCGGCTAATGCTGCTGCTGCAGCGGGTGGGTATGCCGGCACCGATTACGACCAGATGAAAAGAGCAGAACTTGCAAATCAGTTTGCCAACCAAGACATGCAGCAATACATACAAAACATTCTTGGTTTACAGGGCGCTGGGCTTCAGGGTCTTCAACATCAAGGAGATTATGGATATCAGGCCTCAAGCGGCTTAGCGGATTACTTAGGGAATGCCTATGGTAACAGAGCTCAACTAGAAACTTCTGGAAGACAATTTCAAAACCAGGGCCGTCAAAACCTTACTTCAGGGTTATTGGGTGCTTTTGGTCAAATTGGTGGAGCATATGCAGGGGGTAAAGGATGGCTTTAAATCTACCCAACTGGGACTTTGGACAGAATACCTTTAATCCTTTTGAGAGCCTATCTCAAGGATTCAATCAGGGCGTACAGAACCGTCAGAACTACGATCGTATGGGATATGAGAATATGATCAAAGCTGCGGAAGCCATGCTTGCACCTCAGATGGCGGAAGCAAATCTACAATTGACACAAGCGGAAGCGCTGCGCGCTCCTTTTGTTGGATTAACGGGTGCCGCTCAAGAAATAAATAGCCTGGAATTGGTTAGAAAAATTTATGGGGATAATAGCTCTCAGTACAAACAGGCGCTCAACAAATATAATCTCAATAATCAAAACTTACAAAGCCAGATAAATTATAGAAACACTCTTGAGCAGACGGCCCCTCAAAGATATGCTGTTCCTGTTGTAAAAAATATAATGGCTAGGGAAGATTTAAAGAGAGGAGTAATTCCTGGAACTGATATTCCTGTAAGCGAAAAAGATTCTAAAATAATCAGAGATCAACTAGATTTAGCACAATTAAAAAATATATCAGATCCAAAAACGAGAGAACGCGTAGCTTATGCAATTAATATTGATAAGACAATGGATACATTTAATCCAAAAGACCTAACTAAATATGCTGGCCTTGGGGGCGCATTGTCCAAAAAGCTACAGCAGGGACTTGCATTGACTAAAAATGAATCAGAAGATTATAGGAAATATCAAGAGGCTCTAACATCGGTTGATGTTTTAGCTGATCAAATTAGACAGTTTTATGGTACATCTATTCAACCAGAAATCAGAGAGGACTTAAGACAACTAGTTAACCCATCAACCTGGTCAAATAACCCTGAAATTGCTCTCAGAAAATATGAGCGCCTCAAGTCATTACTATTGAATGAAACGGCCACTTTAAAAAATCTTCTCTATACGCCAGCTGAGATATTACCTAATGAGACTCGATTTGGATTCGATGAATCACCTATGGGCGGCGAAAATCCATTTGATCCTCTGGGAATACTATAATGATAACCATTCAGGAAGTAAGGGAAAAATATCCTCAATATCAGAAACTATCTGACGAAGATATAGCGGATAGACTTTATAAAAAACATTATGAAGGAAAAATTTCTCGGCCTGAGTTTTATCAAAAACTAGGGTTATCGTCTAAGTCTGGATGGTCGGGTGTAGGAAAGGATATACAGCAAAGCCTATTAAATGCCGCCCCACGTATTTATGAAGGACTTACACAAGGATTACCACAAGAATTAATGGGAATTGGGCAGCAGGCAATACAAGAGCCAACAAGACCTATTAGAAATGCAACGCTGGGTTTAGCTAATCTTCCTATGAACATAGCAAATATTCCAAGCAATGCAGCGCAATATTTGTCCAAAAAAGGAATTATTGGGCAAGATGCAGCAAATATGATCCCAAGAAGTATGGGTATCCCAGATCTAGACAGAATTCTAGGATTACAGCAAAAACAACCGGGGGATTTTTTAGCTGAATCTGTAGGGTCTTTTGCTCCTATAGGAGGGGCAGCATCAGCTATAAGCAGGGGAGCTTCTGGCTTACGAAGGGCAGCAACTATGGGTGGTGCTGGCGCTTTACATTCAGCTGGTATGAATGAAGATCCCATCTTGGGTGCCCTTTCTGTCATAGGTCCTGAAGCATTTATGAAAGGCGCTCGCAACATTTCTGCGCCTGATTTAACGCCATCTAATTTGGTGGCTAAAGCTTTTGGCGGTGGGAATGCACAGCGAATTGCTGAAAATGCACGCGTAGCAGAAGGAACCAATACAGGCCTGGGGCGCATATTAGAATCTCCTTCATTGATCGGTTTAGAAGAAAATGTATTGCCTCATAAGGCCGGATCTGGCGCAGAAAGGTCTATGAACAAGGCCACTGAACACGTTGTAAATAGAGGCAATGATTTATTAGAAAGATTGTCAACTAACGCTCCAGATAAAGATCCTAATTTTGTTATACAGGAAGCATTGCAAGCCGCTTATGAAAATCAAAAAAACGTTAAAAACAGATTATATTCAGATGTAGAAAAAATAGCGCAACAAGAAGGTTTTAAATTAAATTTAGATAATTTTAAAAATCGGGCATCATCAATAGCGGACACAATTCATAATTCTGTTATTTCATTAATACCAGAGGTAAATTCTTTATATAAAAAGATGCTTGGAATATTAGATAATAAAGGAGTTGTAACAACGGGATCTGATTCATTAGCAGCGTTACCAACCCTAAAAGATGCAAAGTTATTAAAAGGCCATCTATATAATTTAGCCCAAGATTATAAAACATCTCCAAATCCATCTGATGGATTAATATCATCTGAACTATCTAGCCTTTCTCAAGCAATAGACAGCGACATTAAACAGTCAATAAAAAACACAGGAAGCAAGAAGTTAGATTTAGCCTTAGAGCATGCCGATGATTACTACAAAGATAATTATAGCAACTGGTTAGACAAGGAAGCGTT